GTGGTTGGCACCTTGAGCGCCATCAGTGGTGGCCTGTTTTGGCATATCCTACTGCATCGGCTTGAGGAGGATTTTATGCGCGGCTTGCCCGATCTTGACCACTTCGATCCCACCACGCCCGGTGAGATGGTCCTGTGGGATGAAATCAAGCGTCTTCGGAGAGAGTTATCGATGCATGAGGCATCGAGCGTCCAGCCGTATGCCGAGACCCCCGAGCCGCTTGTTCTGGCCGATTTCGAGTACAGTTGGATCAGGCTGGTATTTGGGGCGGAACTTCTCGGCAATATCGAGCCCAACGGCCGGATCAAGGTTTTGTCTAGGTGGAATGGCGAGGGTGGTGAATTCGGCTATCAATATTTGATCAGCGAGGAGCAATTCTCGATGCCCGCGTCCTTCAATCTCGCCGAGGAGCTGCATCGTCGATTTATCGGTGAACTGCTGGGCACCCTGAAAAAGGAACTCTCTAAGGAGAAGATTTCATGACGAAAGATTTGCTGACCAAGTTGCGTCGACATGCATCGTCTGCGGACACCAATGGCAATGCCAATTTGGCGAGGATGCTGGAGGAGGCCGCGGAGGAGATCGAACGCTGCCATGTTCGGCTGGAAATTGACCATGTCTACCGTCTCGGCGGGTCCGACGAGGATGACGATTACATTCGGGTCAATGTCCCTTACGAGGAACGTATGGTTGTACCGGATGCGGTTGATGCCCGTGACATGACGATTTCCTGTATGAAAAAAGGATGATCCTTATGAAATACCTGTTCCCCCTGGCCCTGGCTCTGGCCCTGACGGCCTGTGACGGCAAGGATGAAGCCAAGGACACCACACCGTTCAAACCGTCCGTGACCGACGAGGAGCGGGTGGAGAGACGAAAGGCCCGATGCGAGGCCGGCGTCACCCTGTCCGGCGGCCCTCTGCCCGCGGGGATGATAGCGTTCTGTCTGGAGGAATTCGGCATTCTCGTGGGGCCGTGATGACCGATATAAAGCTGGGTGCGAGTAGATATACGGCCCTGATCCAAACCGTCGGACTGGCGCTTGACCGGATTGAGGCGCTGGAGAGAAGGACCTATGCGCTGGAGCGGCACATGGACGAAGCCAAGGCCCGCGCAAGGCCGTTCCGGTGGTGGAGACGGTGGTGGGGACGGTGATCAAGGTCCTTATCTGCCGCCTGTTTGGCCATAAAATGGTCTGGATCAAATCCGAAAGCGGCCGTATTTCCAGCCGCGTCTGCTCGCGCTGCGGACGCTGGAGGGGCTACCGATATGGTGATGGATTTCCATGAAAAACGTTTTTCGTACCCCCGATCGCAGTTTTGCTGGGGGTTTGGCGAAAAAAGTGATATCATTTGCCCCAAATCCGGTTGAATATTGGTAAATAACCCCTCATTTTTCAACCTCTAATATGTAAAAAACAGAGGAGTGATATCACTATGAAGCAGATTTTGGCCCGCGTCCCTGATGAACTGCGCGATATGATCAAGAAGGCGGCGGACCTCGACGGGGTGTCGATCAACACATGGCTGATCAAGGTGTTAAAGGAGGGGTGCAGGGCGTCGGCGCGCGCGGCCGTCGCGGAAGCCAAACGCGCGGACCTGCGCGAATGGCAGAAGGAGCAGATGGGAAAGGCCCTATGACCGAACCTTCATCGCCCTGATCGCAGCCCGCGCTAATTAAACACAGGGTTTAATATACGGCATGGTGCCCGCGCTAATTAAACACAGGGTTTGACCCTACCCTTCATTCCCTGAGTAAAACATCCACGGGCGCATCCGTTTCTATCCAAATCTTGGTGCCGCATTCCCGCGGTGCGGTTGGCGAATAGACGATCTGCGACGGCCCGTTGATCCGTACCTCGTGCCCATATATGGCCCGGCTGAAATTATCTGATTTGACAGCCAGCGGCGGTCCATGCGTGTCGGCTTGTCGAAGGAAGTGGATCACTGTCATGGCATGACGATGACAGCCTTTCCCTTGCTTCGCAACTGAATGGTAAAATCGTTGGACAAAACTGAATGCTGGATTTATATCCATTGGCATGAGGTTGGGGAAAATCATCTGGTTGGCTTGTGTCGTGCTACTGGCCGGATGTACGACGCTCGGCGCTTACGATGGTTTGGCCACCCGCGAGCAGTTGATCGCAAAGGCCGTGACCTATCAGGTCGTGGAGCCCCGCCCCGCAGTGCCGAACGCCGGAGCCCCCGTGGAAGTGCCCCCCAGCCTTCTGCGGGGGCCTGTCCGTCCGGGCGAGACCGGGGGTAGAATACTGTCGACAAACAAGCCTCGACAATCTTCGACAATCTTCGACAATATCCTGAGTGCCCCCGATGCGGCATTTGTCTTTGCCGAGCCCTTATATCCCCAAGAATTGCGGAGCGGTCAATCCGACATCTGGCCGCCCGGCCTGGACTTTTGGGGCTGGGCGATGATGATGGCGGCAATTGTTGTGGCCTTCATTGCCATCGTTTACATTCTGGACGGCTTGGCTAACACATATCGTTTCGTGACAAGAAAGTGGCGCAGATGGCGGACTGGCCGGGCCTTACAGAGAAGCAGATAGAGGCGGTCAAACTGCTCGCAGGGCCTGCTCGTCATGTCATGCTTTTCGGCGGTTCACGATCGGGAAAGACCTTCCTGTTCATGCGGGCCATACTGCTACGCGCGATCAAGGCACCAAAAAGCCGGCACGCGATCCTGCGATACCGTTTCAGCCATGTGAAGGCGTCTATCGTCCTCGACACCCTGCCGAAGGTTCTGGAGCTATGTTTCCCCGATCTACCGGGCACGGAGACCAAGGCGCTCAATCGATCGGACTGGTTCTATACCCTGCCCAATAAATCTGAAATCTGGTTCGGCGGGCTCGACGACAAGGAGCGGACCGAGAAGATATTGGGTCAAGAACACAGCACGCTATATCTGAATGAATGTAGCCAGATACCGCTCTCCTCACGCAACCTCGCCATGACACGACTGGCCCAGAACATCCCCGGCCTGAAGCAGAAGGCGTACTACGACTGCAACCCGCCGCCGAAGGCCCACTGGACCCATAGGTTGTTCAAGCGCCATATCGATCCCGAGACGATGCAGGATCTCACGAGACCCGAGAACTTCGTCTCCCTGAAGGTCAATCCGACAGACAACATGGACAATCTGAGCCAGGAGTACGTCGACGAACTGAACGACATGCCGACGAGGCTGCGCAACCGCTTCTACCTTGGTCTGTTCGGCGAGGCCGACGAGGGCGCGTTGTGGACATTCGAGACCCTCGACCGCTGGCGGCACATGGGCGGCGAACTTCCCCCGATGAAGCGCGTCGTGATCGCCGTCGATCCATCAGGCGCTTCAGGGGAGGAGGACGAAAGATCGAACGAGGTGGGCATCATCGTATGCGGGCTTGGCGATGACGGCATCGCCTACATCCTTGAAGACCTGTCCGGCAAGCACGGCCCGCAGGGCGACGAGGGATGGGGCAAGATCGCGACGAACGCATATGATCGATGGAACGCCAACAGGATCGTCGCCGAGAGGAATTTCGGTGGGGATATGGTCGAGGCGGTGATCAAGGCGGCGCGTCCTACAACGCCTGTCATGATGGTGACGGCATCGCGCGGCAAGCACATCAGGGCCGAGCCCGTCGCCACGCTCTACGAGCAAGGCAAGGTCCGCCATGTCGGGCGGTTCGACCGGCTGGAGGATCAGCTATTATCGATGACGACATCCGGGTATGAGGGCGACAAATCGCCTGACCGGCTCGACGCCATGGTCTGGGGCATCTCAGACTTGTTCCCGCGCGTATTACGGAATAGGGTCAATCCGGCCGGGCTGGAATATCAACCCGCCGCGGAACATCGCCCGCTCAGTTGGTAGGAGACAAGGATGCAAACCGTCTACGGAGAATTTAGGGCTGAGGGAAGTAGCCGATGGGTTTCCGCCCAAGTGGGAAAATATCACATCAGCGGGTTTGACTCCGCGCCCAGCGACTTAACGGCGGTGGCTTTGGAAAGCATGGATGTCTTCGGTAATTGGGTCCAGTTCGCTGAACATTCGGAGGATGTCGTCAAGGCGTTCGACTTCAAGGTTCCTGGCTTTGTCCGGTTTCGCTGCATTGAATTTACGCAGGGCAATCCGGTTGTTTATTCCTTGACCGGAGAATAGTTCCCCGTAGCGGCCCTGTCATGGGACAACAGCGGCCATGTCCGCTATTGGCCGCTATTGGCCGTTTTTGGCCACTTCCCAGCGCCCGTGACCACTAGGTTGCGGGCGTTCTTCTTATTCGGCATTATATGGCCATGTCCGAAGAGGCTGCCCCACCCGAGCCCACCAAAGACCAAAAGCGCAATGGCTGGACGGCCAAGGCACTCAAGGAGTATAACGACGAGATTGAACAAAACATCCAAGCGCGCCATTTCGGCGGCACATATGCGGATGCTGATGTAAACAGAGACATGAAAAGGCGGGCTAGCGCCAAGGCCATAAAATGCGAAAACGTCGCAGCTTATGACCCCCTCAATTGGTAGGAGCGGCCCATGGGTTTTCTTGGATTAGGCGGCAGCAAGGCGGACGTTCCCAGCGTCAAAGCGACAGCGCCAACTCTGTCCGATGCATCGATTGAAAGTTCCACGAGGGCCGCCAGAGACAATCAGACCGGCCGTCGTGGCGTTGGTGGTTTTTCAAACATCCTGACACCATTGAGCGGGTTTAGCCGGCTTGGCGCGCGGTTTGCGGCTTCTCCTCTCGGCCTTGCCGGCAAAAAAATAACCGGGAACTGATCGGTGACGCAGGTCAAGGACCTTCTTGATCGGTATCACGCCGATCTTTCCGCACGTTCCCCGTGGATGCAGTTTTGGCAGCGCATATACGATATCCATGCGCCCAACCGAGCCGACTTCACGGAAGATCATTCGCCTGGGCAAACGCGAACTCAAGAGGTTTATGACGCCACTCCTCGTCTTGCCGCCCGCGCCCTTGCCACGGCCCTAGACGGCCTTCTGAAGGCAAAGTCGTCACGCTGGTTCTGGCTCACCGTCAAGGATAGAAAGCTACTCGAAAGTCATGAAATTCAGCTTTACCTCGAACTGAAGCGAGAATTGATGTGGCAGGCCGTCTATGACGTGTCTGCGCGGTTTGCCCAGCGGTCATCCGAGGTTGATCTTGATCTTGTGCTGGCCGGGATTGGCTATCTCTGGATTGGCATGAACTCCAACAAAACCGGACTGGCCTTCAAATCATTCCATCCGTCGACCGCTACGATCAGGGAAAACGCTGATGGCGTCGTCGATAGCAGCACCTTGACAGTCCAGTACACGGCCCGGCAGGCCGTTCAGAGATTTGGCGTCGAGAAGATAGGCAGGCGGACGCGCGAGGCCCTGACCGGCACCGCACCGCAAAAGGCCAAGAAGTTCAAATTCGTCCAGTTGATTTTGCCGCGTGACGATCGCGATGCGAAAAAGATGGGCAACCTCAATATGCCGTTCGCCTCGGTGTGGATCGATGTGGATAGCGAGCATAAGATCAGCGAGAGCGGGTTCGAGGAATTTCCACTTGCTATCCCACGGTGGGAAACGTCGCCCGGCGATGTTTATCCGAGGGGCCCGGCGGCCTATAGCGCGCCAGATGCCCGCACCCTGAACACCATAACAAAGACACTACTGGTCGGCGGACAGATGGCCGTTGATCCGCCCAAATGGGTAGCAGCAGACGGTATGCTGTCGCCTGTCCGTACATTCCCCGGAGGTCTGACAGTCATCGATGGCGAGGTGGCGCGGGAAATGAAGGGGCCGCCGATCGGGCAGCTTGATCTGGCAGGCAACATCCCGCTTGGCCGCGAGATGCAGAATGATTACCGCATCCAGATCGAGAAGGCATTTTTCAAGGACATCTTCGATCTTCCGCAGGAGGGGCCGGAAATGACGGCCACGGAAATCGTTGCCCGCAAGGAACAATTCCTGCGCAATATAGGCCCCGTCTTCGGTCGCCTAGAGGCCGATTATATCGGTCATATCACCATGCGGGTTCATAATCTGATGGAGCGTGCCGGGGCCTTCCCGCCGCCGCCTGCTGATCTTGAGGACGTCCCGATACAGTTTGAATATATCAGCCCGATCCAGCAGGCGAAGAGGCAACTGGACGCCGCGGGGTTTGTCAGGACGATGGAAATCCTCGGTCCTATAGCCTCGCTGAAACCAGAGATTATGGATAATTTCGATACTGATGCTGTGGCACGCGATGCGCCCGAATACGCTGGTATGCCGCAGAAATGGATCATGTCCCAGGAGGAGGTGGATGCCACGAGACAGCAGCGCGCCGAAGCGCAGCAAGCCCAGCAGCAACTCGACGCCGCCGAGCAGGGCGCCAGTGCTATCGAGAAGCTCGGTGGAGCGGCAGCAAGCGCGGCGAGTGCGGGAGTTTCTGGAGACGCTGCCGAGTAGTTGGCCCGGCGTCGATGGATATACCCATGAACAGCAGACGGCCGATTTCAGACGGGTTTTTGTTGAAACCCCTGAAGGCCAGCGCGTCTTTTCCCAGATTGCCCGAATGGCGCATGGCTCGGCCGTGGGCGAGCGGGATGTGGGCGACCATTCAAAATTGGCGTTCAGGTGCGGGATGACGTGGCTGTACGGCCGTATGGGCGCAATCATTACAGGAATGACCAGCAGACCAGTGGAGGTTGAAAGACAGTAATGGCAGAAGCAGGCGAAACAGGAACCGAAGAGGCTGCGGCGGCTGAAGCAGCAGCAGAGGCAGCGGCAGCAGAAATGGCCGCAGCGGCCAAGACGGATGAAGATGCCGCGGCGGCATTGAAGAAGAAAAACGGCGAGGGCGATGGCGGCGATGGCGGCGACCCCGCCGCTTGGCGTGTAGGTATCAGTGACCCGGACGAAATCAAGAATGCCGAGCGTTTCGAGAGCCCTGCGGATATCAACCGGGCGCATATGGATTTGCGCAAGCGCAATTCCGCGATGATCCCGTTGATTGATGACAAGTCCAGCGAGGAAGACGTTGCCAAGTTCAGGAAACAGATCGGCGCGAAGGAAAATCCCGAGGCGTATGCCAAGTCCGTCGACTGGACGGAACTCGGCAAGGACTACGAGCCAACCGACATCGACAAGGCGTATGTCGGTGCCATGAGTGAAGTCGCCGCGGCACAAGGATTGCCGGTCAGCGTCTTCAGCGGCATGGCCGCCGCGCACAACAAGATGCAGGCGGAGATAAATGCCGAGGCCATCAAGGCTATCGAGGTTTCCGTCAAGAAGATGGACGACGAACTTCGCGTCGAGTGGGGCCCCGACTACGAGCGGAACAAGGGCGCCGGGGAAGCGTCCAAGGTACTTGTGGCAAAACAGATCGGCGTCGATGTTCAGGATATCAACGATATTCTCAATGCGGAACTGAAACACGCCGACGTTCAATTCGGCAATACGGCAACCGCCCAAAAGCTGTTTTCGTGGCTTGGGCATAGATTGAGCGAGGGTGGAGCTATCGGCACAACAGAAAGCCAAGGGCGCGTCGAGTCGATCGACGAAGAAATCAAGGGGATCGAAGAGAAGCTGGCCGAGGGTCCCGTTCCCAAGGCGGATATGGCAAGGCGCAAGCAGTTGATCGAAGAAAAGGACAAGCTGCTCGGCATAGCCGAATGAGAGGAGGCAACGAGGCTAGGCGCGGCTGGCTGGTCCTCCTCCCTCCAGCACCGCGACTGCATGAGGCCCCCCGTTCCGGCTGGTGCGGGGGGTCTTTTTTTGATGCGGCGCAATAATTGTGATATTTAATGAATTGATTGCAGGTCCGGCCCCCGCATAACGCGCCCCGGATTTATGCCTCAAGATACTGAGTAGCCCCGGCTACGGCCACGTCAGCCCCGCATAGCGGCCCCCTGACCCGCCCCCTCCGGCTCCCTCATCAGCATCACTATCGCAACAGTGAAGCTCTGAAGGAGCCCAACTATGTCCACTTCAATCCCGACAAGCCATGTGCAGTCCTATGCACGCATGGCGTCACTCGTCTTTCAGCGTCCGGGTCAATTCCTCAAGGAAGCTGTCAGGTTCGAGGGCGGCATCGTCGGTAAGTCGCACACCTTCCAGAAGATCGGTTCTGGTGTTGCGACCACCAAGGCACGCCATGGCAACGTGGTCCCGATGGACCTCGACCACACCGCACCCGTGGTCTCGCTTGTCGACTTCTATGCACCGGAATATGTGGCCCCGACTGACATCTCGCGCATTCTGCACGATGAAAAGTCGGCGGTTATGACCTCCGGTCTGTACGCCCTCGGGCGGAAGATCGACGATCAGATCATCGCCCAGCTCAATGCGACAACGCAGTCGACGATCACGGTTGTCGTGACCTCGGCCGCCGCTGTTCGTAATGGCCTCCTCGAATTGCTTGAAGCCCTCGACGACAACGATGTCCCGAATGACGGACAGCGTTATGGCGTTCTCACGCCGCGTCAGTGGTCACAGGCGATGACCGTCGAAGAGTTCGCCA